AGAATGGTTAGATATGTGGGAAACTACATTAAAAGGAGAAATAATTAGATGGATGGAAATCCCTAACGAACTAAAACAAGACTAAGATGAGCCATACAAGAAGGAAAGCACTCACTAAGGGTAAAGCCGTTGATAGGTCTTGTCGTAATGGTGGTACGTGTCCTTATTGTAAAGGTAATAGGCTGTACAAGAATCGTAAGAGGTTAAACAAAACTAAAGAAGAATAATATGAGTCAAACAGGATTTATTATAGGAGCGATATTGTTAATCGTCGTAATTAAGTTGTACGACAAATCAATAAGAAGATGAGCGATATAGCAATGTGTTCAGGAGAAGGGTGTACGTTGAAAGAAACGTGCCACAGAGTAAGTGCAAACGATTCTAGGTTGCAATCATACTTTGCCATACCACCATACAAAGGAGAGGACGAGAACGGTAGGAGTATTTGTGATATGTATTGGGAAAGAAGAGAAACTAAAGAGAAATAATTATGCAGATAGCAGAAGAAGCATTAAAAGTGCTAAGGGAGTCACAAACATCTTCAGATGAAAACAACTTTATGCACTCGTATTCCACGATGTTACTAGAGGTTCAGAAAATGAAGGATGAGTTGCTTAAAAACAAAAATAGACTTAATGCAGATTTATATTATAAAAAAGAGTCTAGGGTTGTTGATTTAGAGAATAGTTTAATTATATTTAACGAATGTTATTTCAAGCTTATGTTTTACAAGCAAGAGATGATTTGTTGGAAACAAAAGTACTTAGAAAAGGAAATGGAATTTATTAACTTCGTTGCGAAAGGTTTATAATATGAGTAGAGTAGAAGAAGAAGTTTGTTTTAAACTGCTAAAAAGAGCAGACGTAGGCAAAGCTAAGTACGGAGTTACGATGGAAAGGGATGATTTAAGCGTCTTAGATTGGCTTAAACATACACAAGAAGAACTAATGGACGCTTGCGTCTACATAGAAAAACTTATAGATGAGAAGCAAAAGGAAAAGTCCAATACGAACTGCTGCGGTCAAGGCGGGCTTCAGGAGTGGGTTAGAACATCGAGTTTGGAAGAATTTGGTTCAACGACACGTAAAAGGGATGGGCTACGAGACTCTAAAGATTAAATATACAATCCCCCTGAGTGAACACTCTTATACCCCCGATGTGATACTTCCTAACGGAATCATATTGGAGGTTAAAGGGCGTTTAATGAAAGCGGATCGAGATAAACACCTATTAATAAAGGAACAGCATCCGGATTTAGATATTAGATTTCTATTTCAAAGCGCTAATAATAAGATAAGAAAAGGCAGTCAGACTACTTATGCTCAGTGGTGTGATAAAAATGACATTAAATGGTGCGAAAAACTCGTACCTGATGCTTGGCTTAAAGAAATTAAGTAGTATATTTAACCATTCCCTAATATCTCTGCATAGTTTGTGTTTTTTTGGTTTCAAACACGGGTAGCCCTTACATTTGTAGGGGTTGCTTTTTTTTTGTAACTTTGTTTTTATGGATAAACAATATCGACCAAGGCTATCTGAATTTGAATGGAGTTTAGTTCAAAAGGAGAGAAGCAAACAATCACACTCAACAGGAAACGTCTTAGTCATAGGCGATATACACGAACCATTTTGTTTAGATGGCTACCTAGAACATTGCAAGGAACAGATGCACAAGTATCAGTGCACTGAAGTAGTCCTTATAGGCGATGTAATAGACTCGCATTACTCTAGCTTCCATCGTGCTGACCCTGATGGTTACGGTGCAGGAGATGAGCTAGAAAGAGCTATAGACAAGATCCACCATTGGCATAATGCCTTCCCAATCGCAAAAGTATGTATAGGTAATCACGATGCAATCGTTAGGCGTAAAGCTTTTGACTGCGGATTATCTAAGGCTTGGATTCGTGATTTTGATGAAGTGCTAGGAGTTGAAGGATGGGACTTTAAAGAAGACCACACTATTAACGGAGTTCTTTACGTTCACGGAACAGGAACTTCAGGTAGAAGTGCTGCTGCAAACAAGTCTTTAGAGTACGGAGTTCCCGTAGTTCAAGGACATATCCACACAGAAGCTTCTGTAATTTATACAGGTAGAGCAGGTTTGTGGGGAATGCAAGTAGGTTGTGGTGTAGATAGAGATTCTTACGCAATGGCTTACGCCAAATACTTCCCTAAAGCTTATAAATTATCTTGCGGAGTTGTCTTAAACAACGGAACACTTCCAATCGTAATTCCTTACAATGAAGAAAAAGGATTGTAGTAAATTAGTTTACTCTTTACTAATGGTTATCGTGTATGCCCTTGCTACTTACTGTCAGGGGCGTACACCGTAGCTGCTGCTAAAGCAAACATAACTAAGTGTTGCCAAGTAACTTCTCCGGCAACCTCGGTTTGATGAACCGCTGCAATAGCGATTACACCTCCGATAGTTCTCTTACTAGACCACTTTCCGTTTTTATCCTTAAACATTTTAGGGATAATAAAAGACATAAGTTTAGCTCCTGTAGCGATTAATGGATTTATCACAGGTTCTATATTTTCGAGTTCTTCCTCTTTTAACTTTCTATTTTTCCTTCGTAGACCCATAGTTTGGAATAAGGTATTCTAACATCTTATCTATCTTACCAAAAATTGCGTCATCTTTAACGCTAGGGGTAAGCCTAACAAACACTTTAGCCATAGCCATTAAAGCTACTAATACTGCTAAGATATTCGTTCCGTTTTCTGTAATAAATTCAATCATAGTTTCTCTAAATTATGGTTATGTTAAATGAATCAGGTAGAATTTCAAGTAAGTCGTCCATAGTATCTCTACTAGAGGTAACGTCCAACTCTCCATCTTTATCTATGTCTGCGTAGCTTTTACCTACAGATATACATCCTCTTAATTGGTAATGATAATTGGCAGAGTGAATCAATATATACTCTCTACCTTCAACGTCTTTAATCGTAAAATGCTCTCCGTGCTTTTCTGAGAACCTTATTACTGCAAGGTACTGCCCCATAGGGATGCAGGAGATATTTCTTTTGTTATCTTTCCAAGGTAACTCTAACGTCTTGCAGGAATACACTTCCTTTAAGTTGTCGTGAACTGTCATAACGCCTAGAGTTTCTTTCCCTGTCTCTCCTAGTCTGTTTAAAACTACTTTCATTTTACTTATTTTTAAGTCTTTCGTTTTCTCTCTCTAAATAATCTACCTTGACATTAAGCTCAGAAACTTGTGAAGTCAGCTTTAAAACTGTATCCATCAGCTCGTCTTTCTGAGTAGCTGAAGTTGCTAGTAAGGATTCTAAGTTGATTACTCTATTCTTCAAGTCGTCTCTATATTGCACTCCGTCACTGTTTTGATTTATAGACTGTCTTTCGTAAGCTCTGAGTTTCATCCTAGATTCTAGGAATTTCCACGCTGCCCCTGAACCAAGAACCCCTATTATTGTTATTATTATTTGTTGCCAATCATTCATAAAGATATGCTTTATTAGGAATTAGACCAATTAGCGGAGTGAGTATTACCGTAAATATTCAGAGCTATCTTTAAAGTCTCTGTACCTGACGCGAACCCCGTGTTTTCAACTAAAATCCATATTAATTTATCCGCAGGAATCTTCATCCCTGCATTTGTTATATCGAAATTGTAATTAGTGTTTGCTATTGCGCAATTCTGAACCTTCACTCCTATCAATACGGGGTTTTGAACGTAAGCATTAGTCCCGTCATCTTGATCCGTATAGTAAGCTGATATAGTAACATTTCCTGTAGACGAACATTGAATAGACCCCTTTACTGTTGGGTTAACTATCAAAAAAGGTAGTCTTATTGCCGCGTTTGACTCAGCAGACCGCATTGTTGACGCAGAATTAGCGTAAGCACTCCAAGTCGTTCCGTTAAAACCCTCAGTTGGACTACCGAAATAGTTTTTAGTTGCGTGAGTACTAGATATAATTCCACTTCTCTGACCTATAACAACAAGATTCTTGTCGTCTTTAACCATAGAAACAGACTTTATTAAAGTGTGAAATAAAGCTCTTAAGTTTACAAGAGAAACTCCACCTTTTTTGTTAGTCTTAAATTTCTCTTCAACGAAATGAAGGAGATTATCTCTATCAAATTGGTCGTTAGTTGAAACAGCCGCGGTATCGTTTGCTCTGTTCTGACCAACAAACAACTGTTTATAACTTGACGCTGCGTTTTCGTAATTATCCGTAGGCATATTTGTTTATTTAGTCGTGTTAATACCTGTTAACTTTATTTCCGTAAGCAAGAATGCCTCCAAGCCTAGTAACATTATCGCCATCTATGTGCTTATTGTTACTGCTATGCTCGTAGTTAGGGAATACAGACCTATTGTCTTCGTCGTCTAACCAATCAATCATATCCTTCATTAGTATCTCAGCCTTCCTGAACGTATCGCTCTTTAAGGTTGAAAATCCGTCGTCAGAAACAGGGTCGCTCCAATCGTCGTCGTTAGTAGTAACCCCTGAAGAGGATGTATTATACTGCATATCATTCAGAACTTCATACTTAACGTACAAAGCAAGGCAGGGTTGTATGTAGTTATTTACTAAGGTAGTCTCACTAGCAGTTAAAGTGTAACCGCTTGATGTAGTCTTTCCTTTTCTTAACATACCCCAAAAGTAATCTCCTAACCTTTGTTTTACGTGGGTTAGTTCAGCTATAAGGATTGTATCTGAATCTATTATAGAAGAATCCATATTAGAGTTAGTCATAGCCTTAGAAACCACTTCAGAAGCAGTTATTAGGTTGTTGTATTGTCTATAATCTACCGCAGCCATATTAGTTGTCTTTTAGTTTTTCTAAGTAAACGTCGTCTAAGTCAGGTCTTTCCTCTAAGCCAATTAAAGCTCTCAATTCGTTAACGTCTGCTATCTTAGTAATATCTATATCCGCAGCGAATCCTATTGGAGACTCGAACTGAACTTCTAAAGAAGAAGCGTCTAATCCAAGAGCCTTTCCTATAGCAACCCTCATAGGCTTGAATACTTGCTCTATAGTATCCTGAATAACTGTCCTCATAACTAGGTCGTAAGAAATTCTAATCTCACTACCTGTGTTATTCATTTTACCACTAGAAACAATACCTGATAATGCCGGTTGCCATCTGTGGGCTGTAACTATATTATTACGGGTAAGCTCTTGGTATTCCATAAACGAACCATCCTTGTCATCTTTAAGGATTTGTACGTTAGAACCACCGCCACCTGCTCCGTCTTTAACTAAGAATAATATCTTACCATTATTCCCTTCGCCTGTAAGTTTGTCTTGAGCTAAAGAAATTAATTCCTCAGCCTCTCCGTCACTCATAGCTCCATCTATTTCAATAATAGCAGAAGGCATAAATCCGTTTTCAAACTTAGAACGATTGTATTTTTGTATTAAGTAGTCTATCTCAATAGAGCCACTTTCTGCAGCAGCAATATAATCAGGAATACCGTACCGTTGAAATCCGCTTTCGTAATCCTTAGACATAAGAACAGAACGCCCATTTTTAAAGTTGGGGAACATAGGAACTTGACGAACCTCTTTATCTTCCGTGCCATAGTGTGCCCAATCAGGATTTATGTATACAGATTCTAAATTTTTCCCAACACGAACCATTGTTGAATCAATGTGATACATATTGCATCCACCTTCGTATTGAACAAACTCAATATAAGAATTACCAAATGTGTAAAAATCGTCTACAACTAACCTAAAAAGGTTTCTTAAAGACTGCCCTAAAGGATTTACCTCATCTATGTAGGGCTGTAATTGTGCGTTTGTGGTAGTTATTTTACTACCCGCTGTGTATGTAGCCTTCTGCGATAGAATAGCTCTATGCGTACTAGATTTTCGCTTTAATTCAGCTAAGTATTGAGGGAACAAATTGTCCTCTCCGAACTTGTAAAAGTCCTTATTATTGATTTCTCTTTCTACCTCAGTAAACACAGGCATAGGAGCTAAGTCGACTATATCAAACTTAACCCTGCCACTTGCTTGCTTTCGTATAGCGTCTGAAGCGTTAGCCACAAACCTACCCTTAGAATCTCTTTCTCTTGTACCCACAACTTATAGAATAAAATTATTAAACAAATATAATAAATTAATGGGCTACTCCCGTAGTTTCACCCATTAACCTTATATGTATATATTACTAGTCTTCTTCTGTCGTGAACGGTAACTCACCTTGAATAGCGGTAAACTTTACTGTAGCTCCCGCTCCATCTTCCATAGCCGCACCCGAAGAAGCTTCTATAGATTCTAGGAACAATCCGAACTTAGAGTGAAGGTATGTCGATGACATAGAGCCTAAAACGCTATCCCAACCAACTAAGAAGTTTGTAGTAACTAAAGCTCCATCAGCTCCTGTTTTAGACGCCATAATCACCTGACCCATCAAACACTTACCAACCAATGTTTTTAGGGCTGTAAATTTAAGTTTTGACATCTCAGGGATGTATCCTTCTATAGAGATTGTAGTTAACGCTAGCCCTTTTTCTTGAGATAATGAAACATCCATTTTTCCCGTTCCGTGAGCGAACTTATAAGTACCTATGTTAGCTGCCGAAGTTGGTAGGTCGAAAGAAGTTATCGCTCCGGCTGAGTAAGTACCTGAAGCGCTAGTTGCAGCTCCCCATCCTGAATTTAATTGCTCCCACAAATTAATTTCAACAATACCACCGACGTTATCTTTACCTCCCGCAAAGGGGATGATTAAATCTGTTAATGCCATTTTATTTTTCTTTTAAAAGTTATTATTAGAAAGTTGCAGGTAAGTGAGCTTGCTTACAAGTAAAAGTCAACGTGCAACCATTTTGATCAGCCAAACTAGCCCCTGTAGAAACCTCTAACCCTGAAAGAATCATAGGAAATTGAGTTGCTGACCCTGAAAGAGACGTTCTCTCTTCCCAACCAACTAGAACAGTAAGATTATCCCAAGTAGATACTTTAGCCACTAAAGGTTCATCTAAAAGAGCTTGTAAAGCTTCAAGCTTATCGTTTGTAATATCAGGAATATAGCCTTCTATCGTTATAGTACTCATAGACATACCGACAAGCTCGCTTGCTGAAGATATTGTCATACTAGCACTTTCTTTTTCAAATTCTATAGTAACGCCTGTCCCTATAGACCCCGCCGCTACGTTTGTAGCTGTAGTGTACGTTATGTTCTGACCGCCTGTAGCGTAAGAAGCTATAGACATAGACTTAACCCCACCTTTCGCGAAGTGGTCGTTATTGGCTACTGTAATTGCTGTTAATCCCATTTTGTTTTATTTAATAAGTTAAAAAAAAGAGGAGCAGGAACACCCACCCCTCTGTTTTTATATAAGTTTAGTAACCTTAGTTTCCGTAAACTACAGCCATCTTAGTGTCTAAAAGAACAGTACCACAAGTGTATCCGAATCTGAAACGGAACTCTTTTTGGTCTCTGTTATACCAAGACTCAACGTTAGCAGTATTGAAATCAGTACCTACAACGATTGCGTCGTTAGCTAAAAGCAAGATTCTTGCTCCTAAAGCACTCGTACCAACAGCCTTTGTTCCGGCAGCTAATTGAATTTCCTGAATATTAGCGAACTTAGTAGTTAAGATAACATCCCAATCTCTACGAACAACAATAGGAATGCCTAAGTAAGATAAGTTAGGGATGCCGTTTTGTAAATCTTCGTAAGCCGGAGCTACACCTTTAGCTGTTAGTTCAGCTACATAATCATCAGCAATTTTTCCTGAAACGTAGAATTTCTTTGGAAGTTCCTTTAACTCAGCAGTAGCTTTACCGTAAACGGCTGCTAGAGCTGCCATAGCTGAACCTACACCTGTAGCGTAAGTTGCAACTTCCTTTTGAGCGTCAGCAAGACCCTTAACCGAAGCAAAGATTCCGTCATAAACGTTGAAGGCACTACCGATAGAAGCTGTTAAATCAGCATCAGTATCCCCGAAGAAGATTTGACGATTAAAATCAGCCTTGATACCTTGCATTAAGATTTCAGAACCAATCTGCTTTAATACAGTTCCATCTACATTGTCTTTGTCCGTTCCCGAACGAAGTACTCTACCTTTAACTTTATTGTAGTAGTTGTTACCGTTCATCGCAATCTCAACTTCTACTCTGTTAGGAGAGATTTGAGGGTTTGAATAAACAGTAGCTGCGTCGCCCGAAAAAGCTGCACCCGCGTCAGCAGTAGTTAAATATTCACCTGCCGTAAAATGGTCAAGGTAGGTATTACCTTTAATGTCCGTCATCACGTCCATCCCCGCAAGAACATCTGCTCCCAAGAATAAAGGTGATACGAAAAATTGTTTAGCATCCGCTTCCACGAAAGCCGCACCGTTGTTTGCACTTAGCATTGTAGCCATAATCTTTTTTTATTTATATTTGTTAATTAATTAAACATACTCTTAGCCATACTATCCCATTCATTAGGAGTTGTACTTGGCTTAACACCAATAGTAGGCTCGTTAGCACTAAGCATTGTAGAAGGGGTAGCCTCTAGCTTAGCTATTCTCTGAGCCATTTGGTCGAACTGTGTTTTAGTTTCTTCCTTGGACTCATTTGATTTTTCTTTTTGAACGCTTAGTTTCTGAGATAAAGAATCTCTTTCTTCTGTTAGCGCTTCTAGTTGTGATTGTAGCCCCTCTAAATCCGGAGCGTTAGGCTCTACAGCTACAGGAGCTGCAACTACAGGCTCTACCGCAGGAGCAACGACTTCCTCAGTCTTACCTACGATTAGCCCTTTTAATTCAGTAACCTGAGCACTGAACCAAGTTTTTAAATCATCTGACATTTTGTTTTTTACTTTAAGGTTATCAACATTTAACGTATTCAGTATTTGTTCAGGAGTCTTATTCTCGAATCCACTCAAGTCGTATTTTGCAACAACTTTAACAGAACCTAAAACCTCATCTACAAACCCTAACTCTAACGCTTCGTGTGCAGAAAGCCAAGTCTCACGAGCCATCATTTGCTCTATTTCTTCTTCTGAGATATTTGTCTTCGCCTTGTATACACTTAGCATTGTAGTTTCAACTTTCTCTAAAGCATTAACTTGCTTACGCATCGTAGCCTTATTTCCGAATACAGAACTCATAGGAGAATGTATCATAAACAAGCTATTAGAAGTCATTTCGACTCTATCCGCAGCTAAAGCAATTATTGTAGCCATAGAAGCAGCCAAACCTTCTATCTTCACAGTTACCTTTCCTGAGTAATTCTTCAGAGCTGTGTAGATTGCTTGACCTTGAAAGACATCGCCTCCCGTACTATTAATGTGTACGACAACGTCTTTACCTTTTAACCCTTTCAAGTCCTCTAAGAAGCCCTTAGCGGTTATCCCGTGAGCGCCTATCTCGTCGTAAATGTGAATATCCGTAGATTTTCCTTTAGCTTCGATTGTAGGTATACTATACCAAGAGTTATTTTCGTACATACTTTCCATATTTTACAAATATAATAAATTAATCTTATATAGCGTTGACAGTTTTTGACACTTTGTTCTTCATATAATCATATACAATCCTCTGTGCCTGACGAAACGATATATCGTACTTGTCAGATATGTCTATAAAGATATGTTTAATCAACTCAGAGTTATTCTTCTTTAAAGCTGAATCAAAATCACACCTGATAAGGTAGTTTCTAACGCAGTTACTATCCAATAACCCTTCATCGTAAAGCGTTGATACTGCTGCGGAAGATCCTTTGCCACATATTTCCGTTATCCTACGAGTCAATTCTTCTCTCATTGTTGTTAAAATTTCGAGTTAGATTCTAGTAATGCTACTCTATTCTGCGTTCTTTTTAAAGATTCTACAGGGAGTACTACATTTGTATTTCTACCTATAACTTTCCCTAGGGTGTTGTAGTCTATTAAACCGCCTGCTCCTCCTAAATTAGGGGAAGAGAATGAATTACCACCACCGGCAACATTCATAGCACTTAAAGCACCACCGAACATAGCCGTACTTCTTCTGTTAATAACTGCTTCACCGCCTTCTAATTCAGAGATTCTACCACCGGAAGAGAACTTCTCTCCACCTTGAGCGTGAGACTTACCTGAAATCAATCCACCTTTAGCGAACTTCTGAGCCTTTATCGTTTCTACGTTAAGAGCATATCTACCTAAAGCTAAACCTGATAAGATTGCGTATTGAGAAATCCCCGCAGCACCAAAGGTAACAGAATTTGTTGGGTTAGCCGCAGCTTGAACCGCTATACCTCCAAGTTCTTGAAGTAAAGAGATTTTAGCCATTTTTATCTCGTGAGACTTTCTTAAGTTAAACGATGTTTTATCTAACTCTTCACTCTTCTTTTTAGCAACCCTTTCGTTTATTAATCCGTCAGCCAAGGCTTCGTCGTTTAACGTCCTCTTTTTGTCTAGCTTTCGTTCTTCGTTTTCTAATTCAGCTTCAGCAGCGTTTTTAGCGTACTCAAGAATAATATCGAATCCTTCCTTCGCTAAGTCAATTTTGTTTTGGTCTAGTTTCTTCGTCTCTGTATACGACGCTTTAGCTAACTGAACTTGTAGGTTCGCTAATTTAGCTCTAATCTTTTCTCTCTCAGCTTCAGAAGAACCCCATATTAATAGTAAAGACTCTTGGTAAGCTATCTCTCGGACAAGGTTCTTTATACGGAACTGCTTGTTTGTAAGTAACCTAGTTTCAGCTTGAGATAAAGCACCGGCAGTCTTCTCTTTTTGAAACTTCTTAGTTGCAGCGGCTTCGTCTAAATTGTATTGGTCGGTGTTAGTTTTCCGTATCTTAAGATTCGTCTTGGTTGCTTGATTTTCAAGTTTATCTATATTGTCTTGAATGGCAAGTTGCTTCGACTCGTCGTCTATCTCTGACGCTCTAAACTTAGCAAGTAAAGCTCTTTGTTGTTGTATCTTAGCGTGAAGAATCGATACGTCTGTATTAGCCCTACTCTCTCCGTCGGTCTCGTCAATATCGTTTAAAATCTTTATCTGCTTTGATAGGTTCAACCTAGATTTGAGTTCGTATTTCTCATACGCTATAACGAGGTCAGCTCTTCTGTTTGACTCATCTAAAGCTAATTGGTCGTCATCTGCCTTAATACGCTTCCTTTCTTCTAAAAAATCTTTAAAGCTATTTAAACGAATCTTCAAGTCAGAACTGTATCCCGCTAAATGCTCTTTAGATAAGACTACATCTATAGCTTCTAAATCTACAGCCGTAAGATTCATCACCCCTGAGTCACCCCTACCTTGGATTGCGTTAAGGCTCTCATTGGCTATCTCTAACACCTTATCAAATTCTTCAGCTTCTTTCGTTAAAGCTGCTATGTCGGCTATACTTGAAATGGTTTTAATGTAATTGTCCGCTTCTTCATTTGCGAACCCTAAAGTAAGCAACTCCTGTATAGCGTACAGAGCAACCATACCTTTCCTAGCTTTACCAATGTTAGAGTTTGAGAATACGTCTAAGTAAGATGTTGTGCTGTCTATAGTATCTCTCCAAAAATCTGAATCACCTATATTAACCTTAAAAGCTGTGTAAGATGCAGCCATCTTATCTATCGCTATAGCCGTTGAGTCAATGTTCTCTTCTAAAGCTTTCTGTTTATTTGCAGCAGTAAGGGTTTCATTACTATTCTCTGCTAATATTTCATTATAAGATGCCGCATTATCCCCCGCTAAAGAAAATATAGCCGTAAGTCCACGAACATTACCGAACATTAATTCAATGTCTCTAGGACTGTTCTTGTATACAGTGTTTAATCTCTTTAATGTTTCCGTGAATCCAACAGTCTTCATTTGTGCTGCACCGATAGGAATACCGTACTTAACAAATAAATCCCTAGATGCCGCAGCAGGCTTTTGCATTTGCGATATAGCCGCCCTAAGAGCCGTTACAGACTTAGCTGCATCTAAACCTGAACGAGTAGTTACAGCTATGGCAGCCCCTAGTTCTTCTATAGAAATACCTGAAGCAGCAGCAAAAGGAACTACAACCCCTAGAGATTTAGATAATTCCTCAACCGTAGTTACCCCGTATTTTTGAGTCGTAAATAGAATGTTTGAAATCCTAGCAGCTTCAGAAGCGTCAAGGCTGTAAGCGTTTAGTACCGTAGTCAATCCTGTTGTTGCTGACTTTAAAGTGGTTACACCCGCTATAGCTAATTCAGCAGCTTCGTTTAAAAACCCTATAGCTTCTCCACCCTTTATTCCGGCAGAAACAGCGTTAAACATAGATTTATTAACATCATCTAAACTTAAACCATACTCTTTAGATAGCTTTATAGCTCCCGAATAAAAGCTTTTACTAAATAAGCTAGTGTCTTTCGCACTCAAAAGAGTTGTAGTGTTCTTTACTCCTAACTCAAATTTAGCGAAATCCTTAACTGCGCCGATCAAGAAAGTACCTAATTTCCTAAGAGCAGCTAAAGCAAGACCCGCAGCCCCACCCATCTTAATCATAGATGCAGCAGACCTTTTTGTTGCTGAGGTTTTAGCCTTCGTCGCAGTCGCGTTTTTCTTTGTAGCGGTAGTGTTTCTATCTAAAGCATTAGTTGTCTTCGTTATATTACCCTTTAGTTCTTTTTGCCTAACGCTTAGCTTTGCGTACTTGTCGTCTAAAACAGCTCCTAACCCTTTTTGTCTTTTCGACTTTTGATTTAGAACGTCTAACTCTTTGTTTACGCCTCTTAATTCTCTTTGATAACTAGCTAGCTTTTTTAAGCCAACAATGTCTAGGTTTATTTTGTACGTGTCTACTGCCATCTTTCTATTATTCTATAATTGTTACTAAAAGTAATTCTACCTCTGTAGTTTCTCCTGAGAAATTAAAATCTTTAACCTTATTCACAAGATACAACTCCTCATTTATTCTGACTAGTTTACTGAAATCTAAGTTCAGTATATCGTACGTCGTTAAGTGAACCTGAGCCGTTATCATCTTATCTCTAAACTTAACCATATCAAACAATTTCTTGTGGTAGTTAGTAAATAAGCTAGTTCCTGAAACTTGTTCAGAGAAACTTAAATTAGGGCTACCTTCAATTAAATCGTAAGAGTAGTAGTTCGACGTAAAAGGAGTCTCTTGTGAGTTGAATCTAAATTCTCCTTCGTAAGTACCTTGATTTCCGTTAGGAAGCCACTGCTTACTTAACCCGTAATGAACTGCGTATCCTGCGGCAGCTAAAATGAAAGCTGACTCGTCAATCTCTCCTTGGTATAATAGTTTATATTCGTGAGAGTTATTCGCTTCAGGTTTCTCTTCGTTTATGTTTGCCTCTAGTGTAGCGTCGTCTTTTCCGTAGATTCTAGGCATTCTCATACCTATGAAGTTAGTTGGACTACCCACTGTATTTCTCAATAGATGCGAATCAGTATCCATCCTGCAAGCAGAAAATACTTTCAACTCCATCTTTTCAGCCTTCTTCTCTGAGTCAGTACCGGATCGGACGATTTTATCACCTAAAACTAATCCACCACCAATCTCTCCCGTAGAAGCATCAGAGGAATCTTCATTCATTTTAAAGTAAAAGTCAGAGGAAGCTACAGCTCCTTCCTTGATTTTAGTTATTAAAGCTTTATCGCTCCAATCAATGTAGTTACCATCACTTGCGTCGAAGTCGTAAAACTCTCCGTAAGGCTCTGTACTTAAAACTGACGTGTAAGGATTGTAAGTCCAAATTAAGTTAAACAACTTAGTTATCTCAGAAACAAAATCTAAGCAGCTAATATCCGGAAGTATCTCTCTAAAGCTAACTCTAGGAACTATATTAGAGTTATAAACAATAGCTTCCTTACCGTTCATAGGGTGTATACTTTCCGCTAACTTTAAATCTAAATCAATTTCGTTTACAGTAAACTTACTGTTTGTTAAAACCTTTCTAGTACTAG